ATACGCTCAAAACTGCCTCGTACCGTTCCAAAAGGGACAACCTCGAAAGAGGAAGTTCCTTAGGAGGTAATCTTGGCTCTAATCCCAAGACCTCCGGCAGGGATGCTAAGCCATCAATAATCTCAAGGACAGAGTCCCATCGATTGAAGATGGTTTTAGCAAGAACCTGGGAGACCTTCTCGTCGAAGGTCCTGAGAATATCAAGGATTTCTCCTTGATTAGTTCTCAAGAGAGGGAGCGCATGAGAATGAAGGTTCTTATGCACCCTCTGCCTTAGCCCCATGAGGGAGCCTAAGACAGCTTCTTCGGGAGCATAGAATGGGCACGACAGTGTGTTCTTCATCATATCAAGGTAATTACTACCAGGATAAGAGAAGTTCAGACCGATCGGTTCCATTACATGCTTAACCATGTCAAAGATTTTTCTTTGACGTGGCCGAAGGAGTCGACGACTACGAGGGCCAAGTGCCTTACACAGGTCGATGAAATTATCATCGGAAACAGCTCGCCACTTGTAAGAGGGAATCACCCACTCACTTGTGATAAGCTTGCCAGCAAATTCTGCTAGTCCATCTGAACTAACAGTCTTTGCTACACTGTGAGGGCAGCCAATGCGGTCTAGACACTCCATGTACTTTTCATGAAGTTTGTCATCTAGAATGACAACATCATCGCCGAGTACATAGAACTGACCATCGTGAACGCCACCATTCAGGTACCATAGCAAGATACCATGAGTGATGGTGAAGGCTGCGAAGGAAGGGAACATCCCTAGAGGTTGTCCCTTATTCCACCGCAGTTCTCCAAATTGGGAGGTCCATGAACCTTGAGCTAACATCTTCCAAAGGTCGATGTAGTCATAGTTTTTAGGTCCAACCAATGCGCGAACGACGGCAATCTGAAGTTCCAAAGGGAACATATCAGTTGCTGAAGTCAGATCTACAGAGTGTACAGTGATACCCCTTGCAAGGGCATCCTGCACTGGCTTAAAGGCTTTCGTTTGGTCATGCGTGCAATCCCAATACAAGCCTCGGGCTACGCCATATAGGAAATTACCAAGAGGTCGCAAGGCCTCCTGGAATACCCGATATGGGGATGCTACATAACGTAGCTTATAACCGGGTTCTTGTATGAACGCGATCTTCCCAACATGAATAGGGTGATTGAAATCAAACTTAGGCTTCTTAGCCACAGGATGCATATCAATACCCCTAAACAGAGGTTCGAAGATTTGCGGGAACTGACGTCGCAGTTTCTCACCTTGAAATCCAGGAAAGAACATCTGAAGTTCATTCAAAATGTTCTCAGACTGGACTGAACTCTTCTTTTCCCTATAGATAGGAGCCTTTACAGACTGCCTACCTCTATAGGTAATAAGAGGATCGGGGTTCGGGAATCTCTCCTTCGAGATCCGGAACCTTTCACGGGTAAACTGAAAAAGGTGTGATGGCAGGTCACCAAGAGGCACTTTTGGTGCATTGATACCAGCCAGGAACTTCTCCTTTTGCTTAGGAGAAAGGTCCCTTCGCACCCAGTAGGTATACAGGTTAAGGACTTGTATACCACGACGGAAGTTCTTATCCGTGCGCAATGACCACCGAATGATCGATCCCACTGGTCCCGCGTACTGTCCTCTGCGATTCTTCCGAATCCAGGAGACAGGACGTAGTCCGGAGCGCAAACGTACTAGATCTGTCTTCAAGTCCTTAAGCTTGGAGACTGTCCAATCTAGTCCGCTACAGCGCACCCACATATCAACCTTTTGCAAGAAAGCTGATATCATTGGGTTGGGAAGTCCGATAGTTTGGAGTCGTAAGCTCATCTTCCTCTGATCATCTTTACTAATGGTTTTAACCATTTGTAATTGGACTGGTCCTTTCGGATCGTTCCTTGATCAGAGAAGAGACGATCTTCTCTTTAGGTCTTTCTAGAACCCTTTAGAGGCCGAAAAGGGAAGCCGTCAAGGAAGGGATCGTGGTTAACAAGATAGGACTCGAATTTCTCGAGTGGGAATCCATTCCTCTCGAAGTACTCGGGACGCAGTTCTCTCCATTTAGCCATTCGTATGGCATATTGGGATTTCTGCTCCGTTTCTTTACTCTGATCAGCGACAACATGTTCCTCCCTAGGGTTAGATACAATCTGAGCATCTCGGGCAAGAGCATTTTCTGCCTTTGGCGTATTCTGCCTTGCCTTGATCTCCAGTTGGATCTCATCCTTGAGGACCTGTTGTAGCATGATGAGAGCATAGAGTCGGTCCATACCTTCCCAATCGCTGATGAGGCGATTAGGGAGGAATTGGTAACCGACGCCAACGAAGGTCAGGTTCTCGACCCGAACTTCGGTCTCATCCTGTTCACCCATACCTTTCCTCCAAGC